ATTCGGTTCAAATAAGTTTAAACAATTTCCTGCTTACTCTGGCAGACAAGGTCGCGGCTCTCGCGGATGGTTTATTTATCCAACACTTCGCCAAGAACAGCGCAATATTGTGGCACAATGGACAGCAGCATTTAACAAAATCTTAGATAAGTGGGGCATCGGTGGCATCTGATTCGAGAGCTTTAACGCTCAAGCTTCTAGCAGATACAGCAGACTTTCAAAAGAAGTTGGCGTCTGGCTCTAAAGACATTGATTCTATTGGAGAGCGAGCCGCTGAATTTGGTAAAAAGGCTGCCGTTGCCTTTGCCGCTGCTGGCGCAGCCATTGGCGCATTTGCGGCAAGCGCAATTAAAAATGCTGCGGAAGATGAAGCTGCTCAAAGAAAATTAGCGCTAACAATTGAAAATAGCACTAATGCTAAAAAAGAACAAATAGCAGCGGTTGAAGATTACATTACAAAAACTTCATTAGCAGTTGGCGTTACTGACGATCAATTAAGACCTGCTTTTGCAAGATTAGTTAGAAGCACTAAAGATATTGAAGATGCAACCAATTTACTTAATCTAGCTTTGGATATAAGCGCTGCCACAGGTAAGCCACTTGAGACAGTATCAATGGCTTTGGGTAAAGCTTATGATGGCAATGCAGCCTCTTTGGGTAGATTAGGTTTAGGCGTAGATGCGAATATATTAAAAAGCAAAGACTTTAATTTAATCTTTAAAGAACTTACTAATACTTTTGGCAATTTTGCAGAAAATGAAGCAACTAGCACCGAAAAACAAATGGAGCGAGTTAAAATTGCTTTGGACGAAGCAAAAGAATCTATTGGCGCTGCCTTGCTTCCAGTTGTTCAAGAATTGACGGCTTGGATATTGCAGAATTTTATCCCAGCACTTGAAGCATTTATTTCGGGCTTGACTGGATCTGGTGGCTTAGATGAATCTTTAACTGATACTCAAAAGACAGCAATCGAATGGGGACAAAAAGTAAGGGGCTTTATAGATACAGTTATTGATTTGAAAGATGAGCTTCTACTACTTGGTGGCATATTAGGAACAGTTTTTGTAGTAAGCAAAATAGCCGCTGGAGTTCAAGCAACTATTCTTCTAATTCAAGGATTAGTCGCTGCTTATGTTGCTTTGAGAAATAGTGCAACTGCAGCAGCTATTGCATCAAGATTTGCTTTAAATCCCTTAGCTGGTTTAGCAACAGGCGCGGCAGTTGTTACCGCAATTGTCGCTGCAATAAAGATGTTTGATAATATATCAGGAAGTGCTAGAAATGATTTATTCTTCCCGACTGGTGGCACAGGTAGGCAGCAATTGGAAGATGATGAAGATACTAGACGAAATTTTGTTGGTCTAACGCCCAAAAATTATGGTACAACAAGCAATTCGACAATAACATCAAGCAAAACTCCGACTCAGACTCTTATTGAACAAGTGAGCGAAGCAAATTTCATTAAAAGAACGGCAGGAACAGGATCTTTTGATGTTGCTAGAGTTCGCCTAGCTGACGAAAACGGGGTCACTGGTTCTGGCATTGGATCTAATTTTAATGTGGCAAGAGCTCGCTTTGGAGAAGAACGCGGCAATGTTGTAATCAATGTGAATGCTCCATCGGTAATTGATGAAGAAGGATTTAGCCGAGCAGTCCAACTTGCTCTAAATAACAGTAGTCGCAGACTTGGCGGCGGCGGTGATCAACTAATCTTATGACCGCTTGGAGTCCAGTTTATCGAGTTAAGGTTAATGGCTCTACAGTTACGAGCGCCACACTTAGCGGACTTACTATTACTTCAGGTCGCGATGATATTTATCAGCAGCCTCTTGCTGGCTATTGCAGTTTAACTCTAATTGAAACTGCTGAAGCAGCAGTTCCGTTTGAGATTAACGATGCAGTTACTATTGAAGTTCAAAACACCAACGCCGTTTATGTAAATTTATTTGGTGGCTTTATTACCGACTTAGGCATAACAGTCCAGACTTCTGGCTCAACCGCCACTAGCCAAAGAATTCAAATAACCGCCGTAGGAGCTTTAGCGAGACTTAATCGCGCCGTTTATGTTGGCAACTTTGCTCATCAATTTGACGGCGATAGAATTTTAGAATTACTGGAGACAGTCTTATTTGACCAATGGAATGAAGTTCCAGCTGCCGAGACTTGGAACGCCTATGACCCAACTACTCAATGGCAGGATGCAGAAAATAGTGGATTAGGTCAGATAGATACCCCAGGAGATTATGAACTTCATTCTGAAAACGGCTTAGACGATACAGTTTATAATCTAGCTTCTCGTTTTGCTACCAGCGGACTTGGTTATCTTTACGAAGATTCGCAAGGTCGCATAGGTTACGCGGATTCCACTCACCGCTCAACATATTTAGCGGCTAATGGTTATGTTGATCTAGATGGCAATCACTCGATAGGCCCCGGACTTTCAATTATTAAACGAGCTGGCGATGTAAGAAATTCAATCACCATTAGCTATGGCACTTCTGGCGCAGAGGTAACGGATGAGGATGCAGCGTCAATATCTGACTATGGACTTTTAGCTTCTACCATATCGACCACACTTCGCAATGTTGGAGATGCAACCGCTCAGGCAGCCTTTTATCTACTTATCCGCGCTTATCCTCAATTTGCCTTAAGGCAGATAACCTTTCCACTAGCTAGCGGTGAAATCGACAATTCAGACCGAGATAACCTTCTTGGCGTATTTATGGGCCAGCCTCTGAATATCATCAATTTGCCAGCCAATATGGTAGGCGGTGAATTCCAAGGATTTGTTGAAGGATGGACTTGGACTGCCAGCCTAAATCAGCTTAACCTAACTCTAAATGTATCGCCTATCGCTTTTAGCCTTCAGGCGTTCAGATGGAATTCAGTCCCAGCGACTGAGACTTGGAATACAATAAGCCCGACTTTGGACTGGCTCAACGCTACAATAGTTGCATAGGAGACTAAATGCCAACGACAAGTAATTTCGGCTGGACAACCCCAGCTGATACAGATTTAGTAAAGGATGGCGCTTTAGCCATCAGGACTTTAGGTAATGGAATCGATACCTCTTTTCTTGATCTTAAAGGCGGCACTACTGATCAAGTGTTAGCTAAGAATTCAAATACCGATCTAGATTTTAAATGGGTTGCTCAAGATGATTCCAATGCAATCCAAAACGCAATTGTTGATGCTAAAGGTGATTTAATTTCTGCAACTGCTGCTGATACCCCAGCAAGGTTAGCAGTTGGAGCTAATGGAACGGTATTAACGGCAGATTCTGCTCAAACAACTGGCTTAAAATGGGCTTCTCCAGCTCCAAGTGGCAAGGTGTTGCAGGTTGTCCAAACTGTATATTCAACAGAAAAAGCAATTGCATCAACAAGTTATACAGACACAGATTTATCAGCTTCTATAACGCCATCATCAGCTACTAGCAAAGTATTGGTAATAGTAAGCCAACAAGTAATTCAAACAAGGTCTGCCCAAGACATTGCAGGTATGGCTATAAGAATCTATAGAGGCGCAACAAGTGTTTATGAAGTTGCTGGAACAGATAATCTTTATGCTCAATATATGAGGGCAACTGGTGCAACCGCTGCGCAACTATCAAGCATTTTGTCTTTAGTGTATTTAGATTCACCAAGCACAACTAGCGCAACAACTTACAAAACAATGGCAAGATTAGAAAATACAACTTCAAGCGCCAATTCTAAGTTTCAAACTGCTGGTGCTTCAAGTTCAATTACATTGATAGAAATAGGTGCATAATGGATTATTTATTTAAAGCCATAAAAAAATTAAAACCTACTGCCGAGTTTTCTTTTAGTGATAACGATTACTCAACTATCAAATGGGATTTATTGGAAGGCGATGCACCTACTCAAGCAGACATAGACGCAGCCATTAAGCAAGTCAAAGCAGATGAAGCTAAGGCTGAAGCAAGCAAGGCAGAGGCCAAAGCAGCCCTACTTGATCGCTTAGGTATTACCGCCGAAGAAGCTCAACTCCTGCTCTCATAGCATAATCTATAAAGATAATGGCAAAACTATGCGCAGCAGGTATTCAGCTTCGGGAGCAAATTGATGACGATTATCCTGATCGCGATAGGAAGTCTGATGGCTGGATTGCTGACGCAAGGCATCTTGCTAAAGGCAGTTCTGACCATATACCAGTCGATGGAATCGTTAGAGCTTTAGATATTGATGCTGATCTATCAGCTCACAAAGAAGAGGCTTACGCGCTAGTTGAGAAGATTCGCAAGTTAGCCAAGAAGGGCGATAAGCGAATTAAATACATAATCTACGATGGAAAGATTATGAGTCCGATACTGGGATGGAAGCGCAGAGCATACAAAGGCGCTAATCCCCACCGGTCCCATTTCCATATTTCATTCACAACTTTGGGAGACAAAGATGGCAGTTATTTCAACCTCGAAGGAGAAGCTAATGAGCGACTTAAAGAAAATGGCAGAGAGCTGGGCAAAGACATTCCTAGCAACGGCACTAGCGACCTATCTAGCAGTCGGCCTAGATGTAAATGCAATTGCCAATGCAGCTCTCGTATCAGTCTTGCCTAG